CTGCCTTCTTCGTGAGTCATATACAAAAGATCTTTTAAGAAAACCGATATCCTCAATTTTCCTGAAATAATTTCTTAAAGTATCTGACTTGGATTCGTCGGTGTACTTCATGCCTATCAATTCAATAAATTCTGCGAATGTTCCAATGTTGAATTGGGAATGAACTTCACGAGCTACGGAGACAATATTATCGTCAACATAAACTATTTCGCGAACGCACCTTGAATAAATATTAAGAGCACTATATGACCTGCCCATACAATGGACAAAAGCCATTCTTATGAGAACCTTATTATAAATACTATTTACAATAGTTGTCAGAGGATGACCGGACGGCAAAGATTTAACCCATTGGTAGACAAGATTTCCATGCACATGTGTACTGGAATAAATGTCAAGAAAGAAAACCTTTCGCACTGTCTGCCATTCTTCCGAATCGTTGTACCACTTATTTATGCCTTTACAAATTTCATCTCCAACTTGTTTATTTTGATTTGTGTCATATCCGGAATAATCACCGGCAAACATATCATCAGAAACTTCGTGGAGATGCTCCACTACGGCACCCCACTCATTATATGGGTTAGTACCAACTGCTATACCATTGGCTATACGATTTTTCATAATCCACTGTGTGAACCTCATAAAGACCATACGAGTAGCAATCAGATAAGAAAGAGGAGCCGCAGAAATTAATCTGGTTTTCCCCTCATCGACCTTATTAATTGGTCGAGTCTCATCTTTAAGACAATCCATGAAAACGACTGATGATCGGATACCTTTCTTAGCCTTTTCAAGGATCTCATGAACTTCTTTTTTAAGTTCAATACAAGCAGGTGTAGAAAAATCATAATCACCAGATTCTCCAAACCAATATTTCTTACCCTTAAGATTAGAATCTTTGGTTTTGAGTTTTGGCCAACCACAAGAGGTGCCTCTAGGAATACCATTAATAAATTCCTCATCCGGCATGCCTCTAACAGCATCTTCAAACGATAAAATTTCACGAGAAACATTTTG